CCAGTCCGTAGCCGGCGACATGGTTACCGTGATGAGCGACGGTACTTCTTGGTTTGCCTACGCATGGTGCGCTGTTGCTGCCGGCGTGACGTTCACCACTGCATCCTAAAACACCTGAGTGGGGGGTAACTCCCCCGCTTACCGGAGCACTCCTATGACGATGCAATATGACGTAAAAGCCGCGCATTTGAATGTGTCTGGGCTTGCGGTGAACACTCGGACACGCCTGAAAGGGCTTGTTTACACTTGTGGCACGAGCGCTGGCACGATAAATATCTGGGACACGCTTACTGCACCAACAGCAACAACTTCCTACATCCGTAGCGGCACGACGGTCACCGTCACCCTTGCGGGGCACGGGCTGAATACTGGTGACGTGGTTGGGTTGGTGTTTGCTGCGGGTACTGGCGGATACGCTACCAACGGCACGTACGTTGTTACGGTAATCAACTCGAGCACCTACACCGTTACCGACATCAACTCGGGTACCATTACTTCTGGTGGTGCAGGGTTTCAGACTACCGCCGGGGGCCGCTGGTTGTTCTCCATGCACACCGCAGCGCAGACGCAACCGACTACGATTCCGGTTTCTATCCCGGGTGAAGGCGTCCTTGCAAGCTCGGGGATTTACTGCCAAATGGGTACCGCCGGTACCGCTCAAAACGGTGTGACGGTGTTCTATGGCTAAGTCCCCCGCATGGCAGCGAAAGGAAGGCAAGAACCCAAAGGGCGGGTTGAACGCCAAGGGCCGTGCGTCCTACAATGCGGCCAACCCGGGGAAGCCGGGGTTGAAACGCCCCCAGCCGGAAGGTGGTAAACGCCGGGATTCGTTCTGTGCCCGCAGTGCAGGGCAAATGAAGAAATTTCCTGACGCCGCCAAAGACCCGGAAAGCCGACTACGTAAAGCGAGGCGCGCATGGAACTGTTGACGTGCACGCGCTGTAAGCAAGATAAGTTGGCCACTACTGAGTTCTTTCCACCACATAGCAAAAAGCATAACGGGTTGGATAGCTGGTGCAGAAAATGTCGTGCAAGCTATAGGAACGGAGTAAATCGTGGTAAATTCCGCGGGGTTATTTCCGATGCAGATTTAGTCGCACTAAAAGCGTCCGTATCGGAGTGTGTTATATGTGGGGCAGTCGAAAAATTAGTAGTGGACCATTGCCATAGCACCGGAAAAATTAGAGGGATGTTATGTAACCACTGTAATCGGGGCTTGGGACATTTTAGAGACGACCCGCAGGTCCTTGAGTTCGCACGTATATATCTATTATCCAGCGTAGGCGACCCTGAAGCGGATAGGTATTTAACTGACACTGAGGGTTGCTAATGCCGTCCAAATCCAAATCGCAGCACAACCTGATGGCCATGGTCGCTCACGACAAGGCCGCAGCAAAACGCCTTGGCATCCCGCAGTCGGTTGGCAAGGATTATGTAGAGGCCGATAAAGGCCGTAATTTCGCAAAGGGTGATGATATGAAAGAGTCAAAGTCGATGATGAAGAAAGAAGTCGAGTTCATGCAGAAGAAAGGCGCTCCCAAGTCCATGGTTCAGCATGAGAAGAAAGAGATGGCCAGCAAAACCAAGAAGTACGCCAAAGGCGGCTCGGTTGGCTCGGCTTCCCGTCGCGCTGACGGTATTGCCAAGAAGGGCAAAACCAAAGGCACCATGGTGAAAATGAGCAAGGGCGGAATGGCCTGCTAAGGGGGTTCGTATGATGTCCTCTCGCGGCATGGGGGCAATAAACCCCAGCAAAGTGCCCAAAGGCAAGACCATGACGCGCAAGGATGGTGACAAGTTCACCATGTACTCCAAGGGCGGTAAGGTCAACGAGGCGGGTAATTACACCAAACCTGACTTGCGGGAACGGTTGTTCGACCAGATAAAAGGCGACGCCGTGCAGGGTACAAAAGCTGGGCAGTGGAGTGCGAGAAAAGCGCAGCTGCTTGCCAAGAAGTATAAGGCAGCAGGTGGTGGGTATAAGGACTGATGAAGAAGCCCCAGCAGTCTTTGAAGAAGTGGACCGACCAGAAATGGACCACTAAGTCTGGTAAGCCTTCAAGCAAAACAGGGGAGCGGTACCTCCCCGAAGCGGCGGTAAAAGCGTTGACCCCTGCGGAGTATGCGGCGACTACCAAAGCAAAACGGGCGGGTAAGCGTAAGGGCGAGCAGTTTGTTGCACAGCCGAAGAAAATAGCCCAGAAGACTGCGGCGTATAGGAAAAAGTAATGGCTACGTCTGGCACCGCTGTATTCAACATGGAGTTCACCGAGATCGCTGAGGAAGCGTGGGAACGTGCTGGGCGCGAGATGCGTTCTGGTTACGACCTGCGCACGGCCCGCCGATCCATGAACTTGTTGACTATCGAGTGGGCCAACCGTGGGATCAACATGTGGACCATCGAGGAGGGGTACCTTAACCTCGTCCAAGGGCAAGCGGAGTACGACCTCCCCGATGACACTATTGATCTGCTCGAGCACGTGGTTCGCACCGGCTCCGGGAACTACAGCACCCAGCAAGACATCACCATCTCCCGCATCAGTGTTTCCACCTACGCGTCTATCCCCAACAAGCAGACGCAGGGGCGCCCCATCCAAGTCAAGGTTGAGCGACTGCGCGATAACCCGCGGATCGTGATCTGGCCGGTGCCGAACCAAGGCACTGAGGAAGACCCGTACTACTTGTTTGTGTACTGGCGCCTCCGTCGTATCGAGGACGCCGGCAGTGGGGTGCAGACCCCCGACATGAACTTCCGGTTCTACCCGGCGTTGGTCGCGGGCTTGGCGTACTACATCGCCATGAAGGTCCCTGAGCTGACAGATCGCATCCCGATGCTGAAGTCCATATACGATGAGCAATACGATCTGGCGGGGCAGGAAGATCGTGAGAAGGCCCCAGTCAGGTTTGTTCCGCGCTCTCCGAGGAGATAAGCGTGAGCAGCAGATTTGCGTCAGCCCGGATCGCTATTGCCGAGTGCGATATATGCGGCTTCCGGTACAAGCTGAAAGAACTACGAAGCCTCATCGTGAAGGGGAAAGACACCAACATAAAAGCCTGCTTCGAGTGTTGGAATCCCGATCACCCACAGTTACACTTGGGCGAGCAACCGATCTACGATCCGCAAGCGGTGCGTAACCCGAGGCCGGACTTCACGGGTTACCCCGAAAGCAGGGCAAGAATACAGCCTGTGTTGTCGATTACTGGCACAGGATTCATCGGTAATGTCCGCATAGTTATCACTTAGGAGTGATGTATGAAAGGCAAAACAGGCAAGAATTACCTCAGCGGCGGCGACGTTAAGCAAGTCAAAGGCATCGCTGACAAAGCAGTCAAAGGTCACGAGAAGTCGATGCACGCCAAAGGCTTTGCCAAAGGTGGCAAGACCAACGCCAACATGAAGAAGCTGGGCCGCGGTATGGCGAAAGTCGCCAACCAGAAAGTCTCTTCGTTCAAGAAGTCCAGTATGGGTAAACCATAGGAGCACGACCATGGCTAAGAACAATCTCCCAGCCTCGAGCTACGCCAAGCCCCATACCATGTCTGGTGGCAAAGTGACGATCAGCACCGGCACTTCCGCAACGGCCAACGACGTTAACATGTCGGTGGGGAACATCACCCGCAAAGCACAGCCGGGCACCAAGACCTCGGGCCTCAAAATGCGCGGCGCCGGTGCGGCCACCAAAGGCACCATGTGCCGTGGCCCCATGGGTTAAACAATGAACTACGCGGAGCTGACAACCAACATCCAAACCATCTGTGAGACCACATTTGGGGCGACAGAGTTGGCGATGTTCACCCAGCAGGCGGAGCAGAAGATTTACGCTACTGTTGAGCTTCCCGCGCTTCGGAAGAACCAAACCGGGACGGTAACGGCAAACAACAGTTACCTGACTATGCCTACGGGCATGTTGTACGTGTATTCGCTTGCGGTCATTGACGCTACTGGGGAATACCACTTCCTGCTAAACAAAGACGTTAACTTCATCCGCGAAGCCTACCCAACGCCGACGAGCACGGGAATTCCTCAGCACTATGGGGTTTTTGACCAGAATACGTTCATACTGGGGCCAAGGCCCAACTCCAATTACGCTGTTGAGATGCACTTTGGGTACTACCCTGAGTCCATTGTGACAGCGGGCACCACTTGGCTTGGTGATGAGTTTGACTCCGCCCTGTTGAACGGTGCGTTGGTCGAAGCCATTCGGTTTATGAAAGGCGAGCCGGACCTTGTCGCTCTCTACGAGAAGATGTATGTGCAAGCCATTGCCTTGTTGAAAAATCTTGGGGATGGCAAACTGCGTCAGGATATGTATCGTGATGGCCAAGTCAAAGTGAGGGTGGGGTGATGTTCAGTACTACAGGCAGTGCGGCGTTAGGTGAAGTTCGGGCGATGATGGTGTCCGGACGAG